TTGAATAAGACGCAGAATTTAGTAGATAAATGCTGAATTCATCAGATAAATACAGGATACGAAAGAGTTGATATAGAAAACGTTAGAGAAAATATAGTTATGATTAAAACGGTGATTTTACATCATGGTTTTTGATAAATATCTGAATATCAGCTATATATATCTAATGTGTTGATGTATAAGCACTTATCTTCGTGCTAAAATTTTACGTTTGACACGTTAAATAGGACATGTGTAATGTAATGTTGCAAAACAGTTGCAAAAAAAATATGGTAATATGGCAACATTTAAAGTGGTAGTTTCAAAGAAACGTTCTGATGGTTATTATCCAGTTTACATTAGAATACTGCATAACCGTCAAAAGTTGGTAGTTAAGACCGATAAGTTTGTAACAGACAAAGGATTGGTTAAGGGCACGAAAGAGGTGAAGGACTCATTCGTGCTCGCAGCCTGTATGAGCCAAATAAATGGCTGGGTTGACAAATTGAACAGACTTGATATAACTGACTGGTCTGTTTATAAGGTTAGAGATTACCTTTTGACTTCTGCACAGGATATTTGTTTTTCTGAATTTGCTCGTTCTTATCTTCAATCACTTTCTTTGCAGCCTTCATCACGCCAAATTTATGAAAGTGCTTTGAAACATTTGGAAAACTTTGCTGGTACTGATAAGGTAATGTTTTCGCACTTAACTGTACGTCTTCTGACAGCATGGATGAAAACCATGGAGAATAAGCCTAGTAGCAGAAATTATTATCCTTCTTTGGTTAAGCGTATTTATTTGGAAGGTATCAAGAAATTTAATGATGAGGAGGCAGGTCTTATGCCAATAAAATTCAATCCTTGGAATAAGATAAAGATAGAGAAAAAAGCAGGTCCACACAAGCGTGCCATCACACTGGAGGAGTGTAGAAAGTTTTTTGCCGTTACTCCTGAGTATCCACGGCAGCAGTTGGCTCTGGATGTTTGCAAGATGATATTGTGCTTGGCTGGCATCAATGTAGCTGACCTCATGAAAATGAAAAAGGTGGACTATTATGATGGAATCTTGCACTATGAGAGAAAGAAAACAAGTACGCGTCGTTATGATAAAGCGTATATAGAAATGAGAGTGCCGGATATGCTTTTACCAACCTTGGAGAAATATTTTTCTGAGGAAAGTGACCCTTATCTATTTATTTTTCATAAAATGTATTCCACTAATCGTTCTATGGATACGAATTTGATACATTTTATTAAAGCTATCTGTAAGAACTATTTGGGTATGCCTGATGATAATTTTTATACTCCTTATACATTCCGGCACACTTGGGCCACAGTAGCCCAGAATGATATTGGTGCCAACTATGCAGAGATTGGCTTTGCTATGAATCATGCAACAGCTCATAGGATAACAAGCGGATATGTGAAGCCAGATTTCTCTAGGGCTTGGGAACTAAATGAGAAGGTGGTGGAGAAGGTCTTCTTTACCAATGATCCAAGCAGGCGAATGCAGGAACATCATCTGCCTGTATTCGATAAGGTAGAGGAAAACTTTGAGTTGTCTGCTGATGCCTACTTCATGGGTGAGGTTGTGGCTCATGTGGATGGCAAGGGCTACAAGAATACAGATGAGATAATAGAGCAGCTCATGGCCAGCATACATGATACTGTTCCTAAGAACTGCACGATACAGATTAAGGTGAAGAATATCACCAAGAACCAGACGAAGTACTTTGAACGAGTCTGGGACATAAAATAGCTATTTTGTGTTAATACAGATTAAAATTGACCCAATATAAGTTAAAATAGAGCGTTTTTGCTCGATAACCAAGTCAAGGGTAGACTTCTCTAAAGTTGAAGAAAATTTAGAGAGGGCTACCCATTTTTTATAATTAGCTATTATTAACAATTTTGAGATTTTTGATGTTGATAGTGGTTTCTTGTTTCTCAAATTTCTCTTCCAACTGCATGAAAGATTCCTCCACAGATAAGTTTCTGGATTCATCATTATTGAACGATACAGACTGGAGTTTGGGAGCCACGTATGGAAGGAACTTTGCCACCATCGAAAGACGTCCGGCAGGCTCGTCAATCTGCATGAGATCCGTGAAAAGTGAATAGTTCTTCTCATTGATACCATTGATGTAGCCAGTAAGGGCATCACGGAGGCTTTCACGTACACTTTTGGTAACCTTATTAGGTGTGCCAGCCTTACGTCCGCCAGTCTTCTTCCTCTTTGGCTTCGGCTCATTATTATTGTCTTGTTTTACTGCCATATTCTATTGATTTTTAATGCTTACTGATAGTTTTCGGGTGCAAATATAGTAAGAAATTACGAAACTTGGTGTTCAAGTTGCGGAACTTATCACAGATAGGTAAGAAAAACGCATTACTTTTGAACATTAAACATTAAAATTCGAATTTTATGGGATTAATTGGAAGTATTGCTGGTGGACTGACCTCTGCTGTAGGTGGTGCTCTAGCAGCTAAAGCAAGAAACAAGGGATATAATGATTATATCAACATGTTTCAAGACCGTATGCAACAGGTGAAGGATCATCGTGACAACTTGTATTATCAGGATCCTACTCAGTCAGCGGAGAATCAGGTAGCCGTGACCAATGCCCAGAAGGTATTGGATAATGCAACAGCAACCGCAAAGAACACCAATATTGTTAGTGGCGGTTCTGATGAAGCGGTTGCGCTGAGTAAGCAGGCTGCCCAGGAGCAGGTGGGTAATATCATGCAGCAGGCGGCCGTACAAGGTGCTCAGACCAAAGAAAATGTGTGGAATACTGCAGATTCGCAGATAGACCAGATGACTAACTACATCGCCACTGCCAAGAAGGAGAAGGCTCTTTCTACTGCTAAGGGTATCACGGATGCAGCTGGTGGCTTGGCTGGAGCTGCAAGTAAATTGCCAATTTAAGGAAGGAGGTAATTATGGGATTTATATTGGATGATTTAACTCCTAAGCGCCCGGCTACTGCCGTTATTCCTTTTACTGATTTCCCTGATGATAATGCGGTGAAGCCGGAGGTTGCAGTACCAGTTCAGACAACTGATACAGAACCGGGAAAGGGTACAGCCATAGATACGACCGGTATTACTGGGAATGGTGGCAAGGAATCTTTTGCCCAGAAGCCAACCGAGGAAGTTACCAAGGTGGAGCCTAACCAAGGTATCAAGATAGACTGGAGCAGACCTTATGCCGAGATAGAACAGAATCCTATCTTGCAGAAGATGAAGCCTTATGACATTATGAGGGATTACCAGAAGAATGGTGATGGAAACTGGTCTGCCTTCATGCCTTGGCTTTCTTCACTTGGTGATGCCGATAAAACTGTGGCTGCAAATGCAGCTCGGCAAAAGAAGGCAGAGAATCAAGCCAAATGGGAACAATGGGGAAATCTTTTTATGCACTTGGGTAACTTTTTTGGTACAGTTCAAGGTGCTCCATCGCAAAAAATAGAATCTGCACAAGAACTTACTGATCGCCAACGCAAGATAAGAGAGGCTACTGAGGCTCTTCGTGCCAAGGGATATAACCAGATGATGGTGAATATCTGGAAGGACCGTCAAGACAAGCAGGCACAGATGCAGGCAGAGGCTGCTGCAAAGGCAAATGAGAAACTAGCTGAATATCGTGCATCACAGAAGAACCAAACGGATGCTCTCACTCCTGTAAAGGTTGAGGAAGTGATTCAATCTGCAAGACGATATTCTACAGCTGCAGACTTTAATGAATCAAAGGAGGAGACAGAGGATTTTTTGAGAGGCAAGAAGGGAAAATTACTTGACAATCAAGCTGATGCAGCAGCTGCAAAGGCTGCAGATAGTCGTTCTCATGTTGCCGTGAATAATTCGACAACAGCAAGGAACAATGCTGCAACTAATAAGACGATTAGAACAACGCCAAAATATTCTCAAGCAGAATATGGTAAAAGGTTCATCAAATACTTTAATTACATGAAAAAGAAGGGAGGCAATAATCTTGCTTCTATTTATGAAGAAAAGTATGGCATTGGTAAAAATGGAGATACTGGCAAGCAGTGGAATGCAGGTCTTCAAAGAATGTTTGTTGATGATGTTGAAGAACGAGGTCTTGTACCTAAGAGCCTCGGTATTGGCATTGGTAGAAAATCAAATAATGGCAAAACAAATAAAGGTAAACATTTAAAATTATAATATGGACGATAATATAAAGAAATTACATCAAGCGTTAATTGATGATGGTTATGATGATGTTGGTACAGAGCAGGAGTTTAGAGACTATGTTTCTGACAGCAAAAATGTAGCTACACTTTATAATGCATTAAGTGAAGCAGGATATGATAATTTTAAAGACCAAAAATCTTTAGAAACATATCTTTCTGGTAAATCACCTGTTGCTCAAAAGCCTTCAACTCCTCAGAGTAGTGGGCAAAGTGCTTCTGTAGAGAATAAGCCAAAGGTTGCGCAACCAGCAGCGAAGCCTGTAGCAGAAAAGCCAAAGGAAGATAACAGATCATGGTTTACTAAATGGATGACTGGAACTTTGCCTGAGGACGAGAAGCAGGAAACAACAGACAAGGAGCCTGGTCTTATAGCAAAAGCCTTGGGTATGATTCCTACTGGTGTTCAGACGAGCAACGGAACATATCAGCCATCACCAGAGATTCCTCAGCCTGTTGTAAAAGGTGAGGAAATGCCTGTGAAGGAAGAAGCTTCTTCTTCATCATCAGCTAATGCGGCTCCTGTTACAACACCAACTGGTGTGGTGAATAATGAGGGGTTAATGGATGCCAAACTTGCCAACTATATTGAGAACTGGAAGCAGAGACCGGATAAGGAGGGCGATTACTTTGCGAATATGGTTGCCGACTTGTTGGCTGATGGTACTGCCAATAGCAATGAGGAGGCAGTGAATATGGTGATGCCTGCTTTGTACAGATATGCCAACCGTTCTGCCATGGATGTTACCAACCAGGTAGTATCTTCTTTGCCTGATGATACGGTGCAGGATGCTGAGCAGAGTATCGATGCGCAATGGTATAGCCATGGTGTGCAGGATAAGTTGAAGCAGGAGGCAGACAGCATGGGTATCAGTTATGATGACTATGTGGCTCATTTCCTGAAGCCAGCTATGGTGCAGAGTCTGGTGAACAAATATGGTCCGAACTATCGCAATATAGCCGAGGGTATCGCTACTCGTCTCTATGCTCACGATGAGAATGTACAGGACAGACTGATGAACCAGGACATCAATGATGCGCTTTCTAACGTTATTAATAAATATGTGAGTCCATCTGTAGTGGATGAGTACAACAAGGCTCAGGAGGCAGGCAGTAAGGCCTTTTTGGAGGGAATGGAAGGAAGCCAGTTTATTCCGGCTAATCTTCGTCTTGGTACAGCACTTGGTGCTCAGTATGAGGCAAACGAGGCCAAGGATCCTGCAAAGGTGCTTTCTGGTTTGCAGCAGAAGTTTGGCCAACTCTACCGGAATCCGGATTTCTTGAATGACATGAGCAATGCCGCATTCAAGGTGATGCAGCGATATGGCTTGAATGGCGGTCTGACTGGTGATCCTAAGCAGTTCAAGCCGATGATCAATTCTGTTCTTAAGAATGAACTCGACCAACTGGAGATTAAGGGTATGATGCCTAAGGGTAGTGCTGAGTACATCATGAAGACTGGTTTGGGTAACACTATTGTGGGCAAGATTACTCGTAAGGCTGTTCAGACGGACTATCAGAACTGGCTGGAGGATATTGCCAATCAGCAGTATCAACCTGGCTTTTGGGAGAACGTGGCTAGTGGTGCTCTGACCTTTGCAGGTGATGCCTGGAGTTATTGGTTGCCGGGAGCAGCAGGTGGCAAGTTGACCAAGAGCATGATTGCCAAGGCTGAGGGCAGACTGGCTGGTGACCTCATGGCTAAGGGCATGGAGCGCAGGGTGGCTGAGCGAGCTGCAAAGGTGCTTATCGGTAAGAGTAAGGCCGAGACTTTGAAGAGTGGAGCCGTGCATGGTGCTGTTACCTTTGGTGGTCAGTCGGCTATTTCAAAGCCTATTGATGAGGTTTATCGCACTGGTCAGTTTGACGAGAATGGCAAGATTTACAATCCTTCTGTGGGTAAGGTTATCGCTAATACTTTGGGCGAGGTGGCTAAACAGAGTGCCGTAGGTGCCATCATGCAGGGTGGAACCATCGCTAATATGGTAGGTAAAGGAAGAGGTTTGGCTACCAATATTCTGGCTGATGTTGGTGGAAAGGTAGTGGATTCCGGTATCATGACCGGGCAGCAGATACTGGAGCGCATGGCGCATGACCCTAACTTTAAGCCTACAGGCAAGGATGCGGCTGAAACTTTCTTGGAGAGTGGTGCTAATCTTTTGTCTATTGGTTTCCCTGGTTTTGTGGGCAAGTATGCCCGATTCAAGGATGCGAGGGAGTTTAATAAGAAGTTTGACTTCACAGATCAGGATATTGCCGAGTTGAAGAGATTCGGCTATGATGGTCTTCGTGATGCTTTTGAGAAGGTGGGCATCGGGGAGTATGCTGTGGTTGGTGAGAATGCTCAGCGACTTGATGGGCAGTTAACCCAGAAGTATATGGACCTGATGAACGACAAGAGCGTGCCGGAGGTGTTGAAGGCTAAGATGATGGCAGTTGTAGAAGGCAAACGACCTTCTTCTTTCTCGCCTGTTATTGATAGCGAGGTATATAGAGGTGACGATGGTAAGTACTATTTGGAAACCTATAATAAGGATGGAGGCGTAATCGACCGCAAGGAGTATTCTTCTCATGATGCTGCACGTAATGATGAGAAGAAACTGGAGTATGAGAAGACTCTTGGTTTGGCTTCTGTGCTGGAAGGTGAGTTCCACAATGAGTTTACGCAGGAGCATCTTGAAGGCTTATACAACAAGGCAGCCCAGAAATATAATATGGGTGAGAAATTGACAGATGAGGATAAGGCAGCGGTTTATCTTCATCAGAATGCTGGTGTAATCAAGGAAATCATGGATAAGCAGCAGAAGGGTATTATCCTTACTGATGAGGAGCAGAAGCAGATTAATGCCTATCGTCATTATTATGACAGTGCTTTGGAGAACAGTTCTGTGATGAGGGAGTTTGTCAACACGTTTGAGGATTCCAATAGCGTGGCGCGCGGTACACTTCGTAAGGCTTTGGAGTCGAAAGATAAGAAATATGCACCTTTGGTGGAATCTTATCTTAAGGAGCTTTACAACTCCATCGAACTGAAACGTGAAATGAAGCAGACGATGGATGATCTCTATAATACTTCACATGGTAATGAGCAGAAGAGGATTGAAGGCGAAAACCCGGTATCGCCTGTTGAGGGTTCTTCTGAGAGTTCTGCAGGTGGTCAGGAGTCTCCAGTTTCAGAGGGACCTGCTCCGTACCAAGACCGTACCAACTCCGTATCAACTCCGAGTGATGCAGAGTTTGCAGCAAATCCTGCAAACCTTGCAAACGAAAATCAAAGCGAAAGCAAGGCTTCTGATGCTTTTGTTATGGGGCAGAATGCCTATAAGAATGGTGATAAGGAGGGATTGAAGTCTATTAAATATAATGCAGAAACTGCAGAGCTTCGATTGAAGCGCGCCTTTGCAAATGATACTGACAGAATCCAAGGTGTATATAATGCGGTAAACAAGGGTACAGACATTGAGACCTATATTGAGCAGCGTACAAACTATCTCACTCCTTTCCAGCAGGAAGCAATCAGAAAGTATGCTGAGGCTATGGATGCTAATAAGGGTGCAATGGATGCTTTGGAACATGCTGATGATGGCTATGCAGATAAGTTGAAACAGCAACTTTCGCAATACACTATGGAAAATGGTAACATTTCTAGTCTTACCCTTACCGATGGTCAGCGAGGCTATTGGAAGAGCAAGAATGAGTATGGTGCAGGATTTGGAGTCTTTCCTGATGCAAATGGTCAACCAGTCGTGAAGCAAGTTCCATCGTCTCAAGTCAAAGAGAATGGAAAAGAAATCCCTCTTCAAGAATACGTGAATCAGCTTGCAACTCAGAAACATGAAGCAACAAAGAAGGACTTCAACGCAATTTTTGATGCTACCAGTCTGAAACCAAATGATACTGTTAGCTTGTCTATTAATGACAAAGACCAGCCAACAGAAGCTAAGATTGTGTCAGTTAATCCTGATGGAACCATAAGTTTTAATATAGCTGGTTCTAAAAATGTAACGACTGTACCAGTAGACACATTCACCAAGTTCCAAAAATATGCATTGAGAAATAGCATCAATGCCGAGCTGGATGCAGAGGATGCTGAGCGTGCAGAAAAAGAAGCAATCAAGGTTGAGGCTGAGAAAAAGCAACGTTTTGCCAATGGTATTGTTGGGCTGCGTGAGCAGAAGCCAGACTATTCTTCCAAGGAAACCGACCATAAGGTGGCTGCAGAGTATCTGCAGGAGCAATATGCCGATAACCATGACCAGCTTATCAAATTGGTGAATGGCAGTCGTTCCGACATCAAGGAGCAGATTGACAACATTCGCAAGCGTATCGTGGAAGCAGAGGATTGGCTTGATACCAATGCCGACTTGGAGCCAGAGCAAGTGCAGTTAAGGGAAGATAAACTGAAACTTGCCAAGGAGCAGTTGGAGGACTTGACCACTCGTTACGACAACTGGAACAAGATTCGTTCCCTCATTATGACAGAGGAGGAGAAGCGTGAGTTAAAGGATAAGCGTACTGCCAACATGAAGAAAGTTGGTATTGACAAAGAGGCACTTACCGTTACTGATGAGCGTGAAGTGCCTGTGCTTACAGACGAGGAACTTAAAAAGCAATATCCTACTATGGATGAGGCTAGCGACTATATTCTCTCTCAGCGCAAGGAAATCTCCAAGACCCAAAAAGAACTTCATCGCCTGTTGCAAGATATTGATGCCCGACTCAATCAGTATCTTCTCGGAGAATCAGACCTTACAGATGAGGAGATTCGTGACTTCAATACCACCAAGGCTGACTTAGAGGCAAGAATGGCTAATCTATCCGCTTCTGCCAAAGATTTGATAGCACAGAACGATAGCTTGAAGAAGCTCTATAAACTAGAGAATCAGAAAGCCAGAGAAGAGGCCTTGAAAGACATGAGTCCAGCCGAGCAGAGAAGAGTGAAAGCAGAACAGTATCTTAATGATAGAAATATTTCTGGACTGACGAAACTCTATGCTGATACTTCAGTAGATTTCATGGATGATCATCCGTATACTGTTGACGAATATGTAGCCAGCAGTATCGGACGTCATGCTTTAAACTATGAAGGTCGTGAGGTAAATGGTACATTCCTTAATGGTTTACAACAGGAATTTGGTGGTACTCGAAAAGACCTCGAAAAGATTCAAGTGTTGGCGGCAGAAGGTAAGGGACAGACTTTTGATAAGTATGTTAATGATCTTTATAATAACCTCCCTGATAATCTTCGTAATCAGGGTGTGAACACGCAGGAAATCAGAAACTCTTTGCTTGCTCTTTTGAGAGGCGCAGAAAAGTATTCCGACTTGAAAAATTATATCTTGAAAGAGAAAATAGCGCATGCCGAAGAAGAAATGCGTTCTATGGATCTTGCAGAAGAGGAACAGCGTGCTGCTTATGAGGAAGTAATGAAGGAGAATACATCTGTTCAAGACAATCAGATAGTAAATGATGGTGATGGAGGTACTGATAATATGGGCAATCAGCTTAACAGTGATGGTAGTATCTATACAGAAGCCGTGAAGTCTCTTGATAACATCAAGGATGAAGAATTTGAGGTTCCAACAAGAAGTGTTGAACTTCCTTCTATTCCTCAGAATGTAAATGATGCTATAGGAGCAAATGGTAAGCCTGTAATCATCAAGAAGAATATCTTTGAGAAAAATGCAACTAACCATCCAGAATTGGATGCAGCTGATAGTCGTGCCATATTGTCAAATGCGCTTTACAATCCAAATATAGTTGGGCAAACACAGCCTGTGAAGCGTCCTTCTTACAAAGTCGCAGTACAGACAGGAGATAAAAACTCAATCGTGGTGCTTGATGTATATAATGATAAAAAACAAGTCGAAATTGTTGGCTGGAGATTGATAAACGAAAAGGGACTTGCAAAAATGCAAAGACAAGCCGAACGTGAGGGCGGACAATTCCTCATACTTTCTCCCAATGATGGGTCGGCAGCAGCCCTTTCTGCTCTTCCGCTCGACTTATCTTCTGGTGGCAAAGATACAAATAATTCTGATAACTTGCAAGAAAAAGGCACGAAATTTTCAGAAAAATTGCAAAATGCTATCGCTGAAACGGAAACTGAGCCTACAGAGGCGCAGAAGAAGGCTGGTAACTATAAGAAGGGGCATTTATCGTTTGGTGGCTATGACTTTACTGTTGAGACTCCAAAGGGCGTGACTCGCAGCGGTAAGGACGAGCAGGGCAAGCCTTGGAGCGTGACCATGCACGATACTTATGGCTATATTCTTGGTAAAATTGGCGTTGATGGTGACCATATTGATATGTTCATCAATGACGCTGCAGACCTTGATACTTTTGATGGTAACGTTTATGTTGTTGATCAGGTGAACCCAGAGACTGGAGAGTTTGATGAGCATAAGGTGATGTATGGCTATCCTGATGAGGCGGCGGCTACTAAGGCTTATCTCAGTAACTACTCTAAGGGCTGGAAGGGACTTGGTAAGGTTACTTCTGTGCCTAAGGTTACCTTTGATAAGTGGCTGGAGTCTTCTGATCGCAAGACTAAGCCTTTCCGTGAGTATGCCATGATTCAGCATGAGGAGGCGAAAAAGGCTAAGCAAGCAAATGAAGCTCTTCCTTTTGATGCACCGATGAGTATGGATGATCTTCCTTTTCACCGCGATGTGAAAGAAGTGAAGCCGGAGAATCTGACGGAGGCACAGAAGGTGGCTTATGATGCCGTATCTACTATGCTTAAGAAGGCTGGCATTCCGGTGAAGGTGGTTAGCAATGAGGATATGGAGAAGGTAGCTGAGGCGCAGGACAATCTGAATCTTGCCATGCTGCTGAATCAGCCTGAAATGAGATTTAAGATTAAGACTCCTGAGGAGAAGAAGGCTGCCGAGAATGCTTATAACTTTGCCAAGGATTTGCGACCAAACAAATGGGCGCAGTATGCCGTGGTGGATATGAGCAATCCGAATAAGATGCCGGAGTACTATCAGAAGCAGGAACTGGCAAGAAAGGAACGTACCTATCTGAATAGGTTGATGTGGGGAAACTACAAGGTTTTCAATCTCGACAAGAGTTTTGAGGACAATGTGGCTGGGCTTACTGGCTCTTTTCCTTCGGAGTTTGACCCATATAAGATTGACGAGCAGACCAATAAGAGAAACGAGTTAAAGAAGCAGATTAAGGAGACAGAGGATGCTTATAACTCAACCGGACAAGAACGTAACAATTATCAGATTCAGTTGATGAAGGAGTACATGGATGAGCATGGACTGGATTCTGAAAACGATATTCCTGATGATGTTTGGAATGATTGCAGGAATAAATCCTTTGAAAAATATCAAGATAAGCTTGATTCCTTGTTTGCGAAATATAAGGATTTGGATAGACAGTTGAAGGCTGTTGCTGAGCCGGGAGTGCAGTATTTGAAGGGTAAGGGTGTAGTTTATGGCTACACTGATGGCAAGGAGATTGTGCTGAACCAGGAACATCTGAATCCTAATACTCCTATCCATGAGTATCAACATCTTTGGCGTACTGCTGCTAAGAAAATGAATCCGGAACTTATAGAGTATGGTGATAAACTCATCATGCAGACCCAGCTATTTGCCGATTTGAAGCAGGATCCTAACTATAATCATCTGACAGATGAGCAGATTTGCGATGAGGCTTTTGCTCGTTTGACTGGTGAGGACGGAGCTGCCATCCTGGAACAGATGGCTAAGGATGCTATCAAGGAGAATCCGCTTGATACAGCCAAGGAACTGAGTGTTATCAATAAGTTGAAGGAGTGGCTGAAGAAGTTCTGGTATTGGACTCTTGATACATTTACGAAGTGGAAGCCTGAGGACATTAAGAGAATGACCTTGGAGGATATTCGTAACCTTGTGCTGAGAGACTTGGCACAGGGAGTGGATCCACGTAACGTGAAATCTCGTATGACTAAGGATGAAGCCGTTTCCTTGCGTAAACAGATGGCAGATAATGCTGAGCAAGAACGGATTCTAGAGCATACGGAAGAGAACTGGCTGAAAGAATTTGGCAAGAATAGCCGTGTTACTACTCCTATTGGAAGTATCAAACTTGGTGAAAACCAATATAAGAAGGCAGGAAGAAACGACCGAATCAAAAGATTTGGTCTGTTGAAGCCTACCTTGGAGCGTCCTGACGTTATCTTGGAGAAGTCTGCACCAAAAGAAGGTGCGGAACGACAGACTAAATATCTGTTCATCAAATCCTTTAAAAAGGCTGATGGAAACAAGATTCTGAACTATGAATCCATAACAGTAAAGCAGGGTGAAGAGGAAGTGGCGATTAGCGCACATCAAATAGATCCTTCGAAAGTTGTGAAAGAATTGACGGAATCAAAAGTGCTATGGAATCGTTTCAGAGGCGATTCTAATTCCTTGGGCGAGAATCAAGGTTCGGCATTAACTCCATCCGCAAATAACCCAAGCGGAAAGGATAGCGTCCTGAATCCTCATAGCGATGCAAAGATAAGAAATAATATCGAAACTGCCAAGGGAAATGGTGGAAATTTATCTGTGGAGGATAAAATAAAGGCTGTATCTCGGCAATTTGGTGTAGATGAGGCAGATGTGGCGATGTATGCCAATGCTATTAAGAAGGGTTCTACTGCTGAGGCTGCACGTGCCAGAGCCAATATCAAACGCCATCTGTTGCAGGCAAATGAAGATAAGATTTCCTCTTTAAAGGAACTTCTTAAGTACACTAAGCCTGTAAATGAAGCCTTGAAGGAGAACTTTGGTGACGTTGATGCCATGATAGAGGAGCGCGTGAAGCAGGTGGAGGCGCAGCGTAACGCCATGGAAGCCGCTAGAAAGAGAGCTGAGGAAGAGGAGGCCAAGCGCCAAAAGCACTTGGAGGAACTTTCTTTGATTCCTGATGATAAACTTGACAAGCAGTATATGGATGCTCTTGCCAAGGGGGATGATGCTACTGCCAGGGAAATGCTTGATGAGGCTGCCAGACGCAAGGGCTATGATGATACCGAAAGCGCATATCAAGGTGTAGGTGCGTGGGCTGCACCGGGAAACCCTGGGTATGAAAGTGACAAGGCGAGACGTGACGATTGGGAATCCAGTGGCTCGGATGTGAACCTGGAGGATATTGCCTTGGGCTATGCTCCTCAGCCGGATGATTACTTCTCTCATCCTGAGCGTTATTCGCAGAACACTCCTCATGGATTGGAATCTGTAAAAGCCATCAATACGGCTATTGATGCCATTAAGAATGGTGAGAAAGATGTTAAGGTAAAGGTTTATCGTGCCGTTCCTACTTCTGTGAAGGAAGGTAAGTTGCGTAATGGTGACTGGGTTACTCCTTCAAAGAAGTATGCCGATATTCATGGAAACAACCGACTGGAAGGCAAATATCGTATCATTGAAGATGAAGTGCCAGCTAATCAACTGTGGTGGGACGGTAATGACGCAAACGAGTTTGGCTTTGATGATGGCAAGGAGTATAAATATAAGAATGCCAAGAACAACAGAAAGTTGAACGACCTTGTTACCTATGATGATAAGGGTGACGTTATCCCTCCTTCTAAGCGTTTCAATTCTCGCAAGAGCGATATTCGCTTTATGTTTGGTGGTGAGATGGGTGCTGCAGAGGCTGACAAGGCTGAGGAAAAGACCTATCGCATGGATAACTTAAAGGTGGCAGAGGAGATGGAGCGAGGCAAGAAGGATGCCAAGGCTATCAAACTGGCTACCGGATGGGAGCGTGGTGCCGATGGTAGATGGAGATACGAAATGCCAGATGCTAAGATCAAGGATATGAAGGATATTGGCGGTGGTAATATTGTTAAGCGTTTTGATGACGATATGCTTTGGAATGATGGTAAACTTACTGATGTCATTGATGCGCCTGGACTCTTTGAGGCTTATCCTCAGTTGAAGGATGTGCGTATTGATACGGATGCCATTATGAACGATATGCCTTCAAATGGTGTATATAATGCAAAGACCAACACCATTACCATTCATGCTGATGACCTGAAATATATGAATAGTATTTTAAATCACGAGATTCAGCATGCTATTCAGTATATAGAGGGCTTTGCCAAAGGTGGATCACCAGAACAAATGGAAAAAGAATTTAAGGAAGCGCAAGACGAGTGGAAGGCACGTGCTTATGCTCATGAATTGGAAGAAAAGGCCAAGGAAATGGGAGGTGAGTATAATCAATCGGAGGTAGAAAAAGCCCTTGTTGAGGAATATAAGGATTTGGATATGTCTGATGAACTTCCTGATAAAGAGACACGTATCAAGGGGTTCAATTACTTTGCACGTGGCTATGCTGATAGAAGTATGGATGATGCCATCAAACGTTTTCGCCTGAATGAAAGTACACGCTCTGACTTTGATTCTTACAAAGAATACCTAAAGTTGGCAGGTGAGGTAGAATCGAGAAATGTGGAGAAGCGTTTGGGTATGACTGATGAGGAGCGCAGAAACTCATTGGCTGAGGAGACTGAGGACGTGAACCGAGACGAGCAGATCGTGATGAATGGGAATGATGCTAGCTATAGCATTGTGAAAGACCCTGAGACCATCAAGAAGCTGGATAAGGAAGACACGGTGAAGGTTTATCGTGCCATGCAGATAGGCGAGGATGGAAAACTCTATCCACCGATGGCTGCAAAGGTGAAGGGCAAGTTTGTGCAACCTATCGAACTCGGTAAGTGGGAACAGGCAGACGAGCGACCAGAGCTTGCTGATGATAAGGGTATGTTTACCCTCAACAAGGGTAATGGTAAGTCGCTTAAGGCTGCTTACAATCCTTACCTTCATACTTCTCGCACTCCACTGAATGACCAGTTTAGCGAGGCTCAGAATCGCCCTAACATCGTAACTGTAGAGGTTGAGGTGCCAAAGAGCGAGCTGACCAGTGGCTACAAGGCTGATAAAGCCAAGGATGCCGTGGGCGAAGTAGAGTGGAAGGCTGGTATCATCCAAGGACAGCTGACAGGCAAGCGCAAGGTGGTGCTTTCTCGTTGGGATAAGCCTGTGCGTATTGTGCCTGACAGCGAGGTGGCTGATGTTATCGTCAATGATATGTTCAAGGGCAAGAATATCACTATGCCTTCTAATGTGGTTACTCCAAGTCTGAGAAAAGAGTTGGAGAAGCGAGGTGTGCCGTTTGTGGAGACCGATAACAGAGGCAGAATCGTAGGAGGTGAGAATGATGGTGTGCATTATTCCAAGGTGTATGGTAAGAATCATAGAGAAAAAGGGTATCGAAGCATCTTGAAGTTCTCTTTTGGCGACAATGGCACGGATATTGCTGATGGAAATGGTGATAGTATAAACAAAAATCCAAATAAAAATGTTATCACCAGAAGAATTGGAAGCCGAGAACAGGCGCAAAGAAGAGTTAATGAAACGTTGGGCGCAGCAGCCTCTGACAGACAAAGAAGTCTTGGAGCAACAACGAAGGAACAACGCACAACTTGGAATCGTAGATCCGCTCTTGGATATGTCAGAAGAAGAGCGGAAGAACTATCTTCGCTCCTTACGGAAAAAGACCTCGAAGAGGTCAAGGGGATTTTCGTAGGTCACGGACAGGAGAACTATGTTTATCGTGCAAAGTATGACCCTACAAAGGTTATCAAGTTCAACGACTTCGGCTTGACGGATAATTTGTTCCGTATCAATGAGTTTATTGACCGTGTGAATGCGCATAACCAGTTCCAGCCAAAGGACAAATATACCCCAATCGGGTTTGCCTATGATGAGAAAGGCGATTTCTGTATCGTGATGGAACAGCCATACTTGAAGGGTACAACTCCAACAAGAGAGGAAATCACACAGTATCTAACTGACCATGGCTTTAAGCTGGATATGATTCAGATTAGTGCCGATGAAGTGGATTTGGGCTGGACGAATGGTGAGTTTGACTTGTGGGATGCTGAGCCAAGGAATGTTATCAAGGACGAAAATGGAGACTTGCATTTTTTCGATACCATGATACAGCATACCTACATACCAAACCACAAGAATCCTTTGCGATTGTCGATGCCATCCATACGTACCTTTGAGTCGCAGGAGATGAAAAATTCTGCAGACAAGGTGAAAAATGTGGCAAATGTATTGGGTGGTGCTGAGGCTGTGACCTATACTTCCAGCGCAGATGTGCCGGAAGAATATCGTGTTGCTATAGAGCTGGGTGCCAAGGGATGGTATGACCCTACTACACACACGGTGCATGTTTACCTGCCTAACTGTGCTGATGCGAATGAGGCGCAGAGAACTGTGCTTCATGAGAAGATAGGTCATGAGGGTATGGAGGTGCTTCTGGGTGGCGGAAATGAGGTAAGGAAATTTTCCAACTTCGTTTACCGTTCTGCAAGTAAGGATGTTCGAGGCAAGATTATTGACTTTGCCAATAAATATGATCCGGACTGGAAGAACCCTGACCGCATGAATGTGGGAACGCAGGAGTATATCGCTCATTTGGCTGAGGAGGGTCCTAAGACTGCTGAGGATTTTTCTCTTTGGACCAAGATTAAGCATTATCTTATCAAGGTATTGAAGAAGCTGGGTATTCGTGTGCCGGGACTTCTCAATGACAAGGATTTGAGATACTACCTGATGAAGGCTGGCAAGGCTCTCCATGTTTGGGACAATATGTCTCAGGAGAAGCAGGAAGCCATGATGAAGCAGGCTAGTAATGCTGAAATCAAGGATGCGCTGGGTGAGGAAGCTGACTTATCTTCTGAAGAGGATAATAGGCCAAAGAAGAAAACTGAGCGTGGTCGCATCGATGAGGCTACTGGTGCTTTCAAGTTGGCTCCTAATGGTGAACAGTCTAATCTGAGCAAGAAACAGTATATTGAAGCTCGTACCAAGAACTTTAAAGATTGGTTTGGCGGTGATTGGGAGAAGAAACCAAAGGACTTTAAGAATAAGCTGGATGCTAACGGTGAGCCTTTGGAGAAATACGTGGAAGGCTATTTGAACCGACCAAAGAAACCAACCATGCCAAAGAAACGCAAGGGAGAGGATGAAGCTACTTTCTTCGGGCGCAAGATGCTTTACTCACAAGCCCTAGAGGATTGGCCTAAGACTGAGGCTGATTGGAAGAAGCGTATAGACGAGTTTGACGAGAACACGCTTGCTGCCCTCACTCCTCCTGATGAGGAAGCTATCCGAGAGAAGTATCAGAAGCAATATGAGAATGATATGGCTAGTTGGAGGAAGGATCATCCTAAAATAAAGGAAGGCGAGGAGAGACCTCTGAAAATTCCTGATATGCGCGACTATCAAAGCATACAGGACTATGGTGAGGCTATGGGAAAGTATGAAATATGGAAGACCGCCCCTCATAAGGACGAGTACGATAGAATGGCAGAGGACGAAATCATATCAAAAGTGGCTCTTATGGATGCTGTTCAGCACCCATTCAGTGAATATGCCCGATTGAAAGCGATGAAGGCAGAGTTTCAGCACATGCGCCACGTGATGCAAAATCAAAAGGTGTATGACAAAAATACTACTGATGCCGTGGTGCAGTTTGCTAAAAGATTTATGAGTCTGGGTTATGGTGATGATTTGGGTAGAGGTAGTATAAACACCTTGCTCACTATTGTGAAAAATAGTACAGGTAAGAAATCGTATGAGATTTCTCAGCATCTTTATCAAGTGATGGATGTGTTGATGAACAACCAACTCAGAAACTTCGACAGGGCTGTCATGAAGACCATGAGTATTAAGGAACTGAAAGAGAATGCCAAGGGTATTCAGGTTCAGGGTAAGCTGGAGTTGAGAGGTCAAACTACAATCAAAGCCTTCCGTGATGCTGTCTCTTCAAGGATTTCTTCTGATAAGCTTGATGAGAAAATCAGCAACCTGATTGACAAGATGGCTGCTGACAAGAAGAACGCTTCCTCCTATCAAGACGAGCTGTTGGGCCTGAATCTTGCCAAGCAATATGTGGACTACATAGACTCCAGCAGAAATGATGCTATCGAAATCGAGGATATGAAGAGAATGGAGATTGAAGGCTACAAGAATAGAAAAGGTATCTATGAAGGTGAACTAACTAAAGCTCTTCTTCAGGAACATGTGGAACGACTGAACCAATACGATGATGCTCTCTTTAATAATAAGGTGGAGCGTATGGAACGATATTCGCAACTTCTGGCTACCCTTGGAGGCATGATAGATGAAAGCGTGAAGGGAGCTAGAGAGTTCCAGGAGCGTGATGCTCGCCGTGCCATCAAAGTGAAGATGATGGCTAGTTGAGGATGTGACTTCTACCGTAACCAAGGCTGGTAATGATCGGGAGGAAAGTATCTATGAGACTGTTACCCTGAAACTGGAGATTCCGAACTGGAACGTGGCTGTGACGGATGCGCTTAAGAGCAATATGCACCGGTATATGGTTGACTATACGATGAGTCAATTTTTGCAGGATCAGTATGCAGATAAGGCTGGACAGTATGGGGAGAGTGCTACAGCAGACTTCAATAATATGAAGAGCAATCTGTTAAGCCGGGATAACTATACTTTGAGACGGCCGAGTTTTACTTAATGAAACTTTTTTTCTTCTTTCGTTTTAGGTGTGTTTATGGAAAGAGCCTTCGCTTCGGGATAACTCCTGATTTGCGAAGGCTCTTGTTTTTTGACATGGTCAGAAAGCCATGGAGCGGTGGTTTTTCTGCTAGAACTTGCTGAAACGCCTGATGATTTCGAGGCGCGTATCAAAGTATTGATTCATGGATTTCATCTTCAAGTATAGGGCGATGCGGAAGAAACGATAGCTGTGAGTAGCCATGTAGCTGGACTTCATGCCGCCCATGCGACCGATGTAATGCCAATTCTGATTATCATTGCTACCATATAACCACATGATTGGTATGCTGCCAGACGTGAGGGAATGGATATAGCCTGTAATGGAATCAGGTACGTTATCTTCATCGAACTTCAAGGTACGAGTAACTATGATACCATGATACTCTGTTGGATCTTCGTAATCGTAACCCTTATCGAGCACCATCACGCTGCCATCCCTATATTGTATGTAGGGGTGAGGATAGGAATTGATAGCCGTAAGCACATTTTGTATAAGAAAAGTACTCCAGGCATTATCCTTGATAGAATAGCAGAGGGCCACCGTATCAGCCGTAGAGGCCCTACTCGTCTGCGTAACATCTAGACAAAAGATGCGAGAGTTTTTGTAATCGTAGATAACCTGACAATGCTGGAAGAACTCTATTGGCGATGAAGTAAAATCTATGAGTTGACGCATCTGAGCCTTGATAGTCTTGACAGATTCGCTATCCCCTTCTGCATCAACGAAGAAGTTGAGGAACTTGCCTAGGCTACCGGAAATGTTGAAGCCGGGACCATCTAAGACATCGGACATGGAAACCACTTGTGACTCTGCTATGCGACTGATTGAGCGGTTTGTGGCGAAGATAACAGACTGGTCTAACTGAGTGATAGACTTCGGATTGCTACAAACCTCACGACTAATTGGGTGGATGCTGCTATAGGTGCCTTGGGAAGAGACTTCCATCGCCCAGATGCCATCGGTGGAGAACGCCATCAATGGGTACTGACCAAACTGACCTTGAGAGAGAGCCCTTGTGGTCGAGGCTATTCCCTGGATGGTTCCGATGCCCACGGTGTTGATGCCGTTAAGAGGGAAATAGAAGGCATTATCGGACTCGGAGGTGTAAATCTTGTTACTCATATCGACTACATCATCTACGGAGTAATCGTAGGATGTGACGATATAGGGTGTTATCTCTTCTGTGAAGTTGCCCATGTGCATAGCTCCATTCAACTCTTCGCATTCTTTGAGCGGAAAGGCATAGATAACATAGGCACTATCGACTGTAGTACAGAAGAATACCATCTTCTTTGCTCTGGAATCGGGATAGTACTTAACCAAATTGGCGAGCATGAATGGTTCTATGCGGTCGGTAAAATCTTCCTCTAAAACATTCTCGACATATTTAGTGCCAGATGTGGTATGAAGCTCTGTGACTATCTTCTTGATGATAAGCTGTGAATTGAAATAGCCAACTTTGCGCAAATAATTACCTTTGGGGAACATGACTTTTCGACAGAAACCAGACATCAGATGTTCTTGTACTCCAAACAGGTTGAGCCGATGGTTATAGACATAGCTACCCTTGGCAGTGAGGAAATTGTGGGTCTTGTAATCGTCCTGCATCTGCTCTTGGAGGGAAACTTGGTATACAGCTGCCTTATCTACAGGCAATTCCTTGTTATCGACCTTGTTAAGATTGTCAATTGGCAAGGAACATATCTTATAAAAGGCTGAAATGTTTTGGTCGTTCGCCTCGGAAGTATCGCCATTGCCAGCAGAGCTGAGTTGGTTATTATAATCATCGTCAGACTTCTTCGGGAAGCGAACACTGACCATTCCATAGCTTTTGCCTTTGTTGCTAGTCCAATGGTAATCTTTTACGTTTGCTCCATTTAACACATAATTAGGCTGACACATCTCCAATACGCTAATCTTGGCACTCGTATCGACATTGGTGACAGGAGGCGTGATGAAAATATCAATAGACTTGATAATATCTTTCCATCGCTTCAACTCGTCAATATCTCCTTGGAGCGCATAGGACAATGCTACATTGTGAGGGAGATACATGAAGGTACATTTGGAAATGCTAGCTTCGATAACGTTGCCCTTGGCATCTTTTCTATTGACGGTTAAAGAATCTTCCCAACCTACTTCCGCACCAGTAACGATAAGGTTATTGTAGTTTTCGCTAGGGAAGCTAATGTTAGCAGAATAAACGGAATAGCTGTTTGGCACCTGAATGGGGATAAAAACAGGCGAGGAGTGCATAATCATGCTGCCATCGAACATGCGATAGCAATAGCGGATGAAGAAGGATGCGTAAAAACGCCCTTGCTTGGCGATAAGATTATTTGTGCGGTTGACTAGGGCGTAGATGCTCTGGGTAATATCGGACTGCTTATCATCCTTGATATTGGCTACTTGGTCGCCCGAGGTGAAGGAATTGCCATTAACCTTGTTGAACACATCGCCACAGCTATAGGTGGTCTGCTGGAAAGCATCATAGAAGCCTTCTTTGCTACCCTTGGTATTAATTCCACCAAGTTCGTAATCTTCTGGCTTATTACTTGGGTCGAAGAAAAAGCTAAGTTCTAGGAATGGTGGCTTCTGACCCTTATAGCTGTAATCGGACGAGGACTGTCCGTTGCTCTCCCACATGGCATAGTGGATGCCATCGGTAGCCACGATGATGAGGGTGTTGCCGATGGAGTTGATAGAGATCACGGTGGATTCGTAGTCGAAGGACTTGATAGGGGTGGACGAGCCTAGCGTGCCATCCTGCATGAACCAATAAATGGAGGATGAGGCTATGGCTATGAGGTGGTGATAATTACCTGTTTCGTGAACATACAATATCTTAGCCACCTCACCATTAACGGTGAGGGGCTGAGAGAGAGGTGTGCCCGAGACGATGGCAGGGCGCAATGCGCCATCATGCAGCTCTATATTGCCGCAGAGGGATAGCGCACCGTTTTCTACTGCCATTTCATCAGGAGTTAGGCTGAGACCTTTGTATCTAATTGATTGTTGCATATTTCTTAATGTTTATTATTTTATTAACGACAATGCTCGCTGTCGGCCCTATTGACGATTGCTAAGGCTGGACAACTGACGCCATTTACATTGAGATTGATGGTTTCATTAGCCGTAACCAGTTCTATCTGCTTAGTACCAGTCGGGATATTCGGTATATAGCTAAGCAAGAAACTGACGGTAGAAACATTACTGGCATGGAGCTGCCCCTTACGGCCAGACAGTTTGATGCATACTACTTCTTTAGCTTCTATATCCGGTGTAGTCTTAATGACATACATCTGCTTACTTTCTGTATGGAAGCAGAAACAAATCTTATCACCCGGATGGAGATCCAGCAGTTTGCAAGGACTAGACCTTAGAGTGATACGCCCATTCAGATTAAGGGCAAGTCCTCGCTTCTGAACGCGAGGACGATTGAGAATAATGACATCATTTGTTTGCTTCATAATCTGTAGGTTTGTGGAGCCAGAAACGGAAATAATCGTTTTCGGCATCCTGGTTGCGTACTTTGACGTATTCTCTGGTAACATAGAAATGCTTCTTGCTAAGAGTAGGGTTGAGGCCGTAATCATTTAACATCATTGCTGGCTCTACTCTGCCATCGAAGGATATTTCATACCAGTAGCGATGGAGAAAGAACCATGGACGAAGACGAACCTCCTGAATGGTGGTGTAATTACTCTTGTCTGCCCGGCACGGTACGATGCTCCAGCTACCATCCTGCCAATGCTCTGTGGTCACTTCTCCACCTGGTGCCATTTCATGTTTCTTGATGATGGACTTCTGAATCTTAACGATCAGGCAAACATCAGCCGTGAAAACTTTAGCCATTTTTCCATGGCAGAGCATGACGAAGCGGCCTTTCTTATCAGGAAGTAGGCTACGCTGTTTGCCCGGCTTATTGATGACACAGACGGTGGAGAGGAACTTATGTCGAGCCATTGAGAGAAAATCGGGCAGTTTCGCCTTGGCATGCATGCGGTCGATGACCTTCTGAACCTTTTTGAAGTTTTTCTCTGCCTGAGTCTCATGAATAGTGACCGGAGATTGAGGTAACTGATCTTTTCCCTTTTGCTCACGAATCTTCTTAACGTTTTCACGAACCTGCTTCTTAGAAGGTATTTCCAGAAGATGACCCGTTTTCTTATCAAGTCTGTATCTTGTTTTTTGCTTTTCCATAATGAGTTGTCTTTAAATGTTGCCCTCGTTGAGGCAAATGATTTCGAAATGATGATTCTCGCAGATGTCGTTGCCGTTGGCCATACGATGATTGAAGGAGCAAGGGATATGCTTGTTGTACAGATCGCACTGAAGACAATGATCAGGAACATCTTTCTGTTCTTTGCTACCAACTTCATTATCTATTGGCTTACTGGGTACAGCCCTGACAACACGGCCGAAATGATCATAGAGTTGACCGGGAACGATACAGGTTGCCTCACGGAGGGATGGGAGATTGTAACCCATCTTACGGATAAACCAGAGGCGTAGGTAAATGATTAAACGTTTCAACTTTTTCATATATGATTGATGTTATATATTAATAATGTGGGTAAAGATACGAGAAAAATGAGGATAAAAAGTGATAACTTGCGCAACTTAGCTTGTTGAGAACCAAATTGCGCAAGAATTGTCAGTGATTACTCGGTTTTATCGTCCTTCTCTTTCTGCTTGTCAGTGGAAGGCTCATGCTCGAAGACATCAAAAATCTTTGTCTCGCTGAGGCTCTTCAACTCATAGTCTATCATGGTCTTGCACATAACCTCGTCTACATAACGCTTGGCACGTTCGATGCTCTTGGCTTGGATGAGGTAGTTGACATAGGTACGCTTCTCCTTATCCTTCTTATCATCAATGGTGATGAAAGCCAAACGAGCCTTGAACCAAAGATCATCGTCATCAATGTCAGAGAAGAAAATCTCGTTGTAGTTGGCAGGGTTGATGTTGGCAATCTTAAGTTCACCAGATACATAGACTGCCATGTTATCGATGATACTTGCTTCTGCCTCGGTGAAGGAGAGGGCATCAACAACATACAGCTCGTTTACCAATTTATCGCTTCCATCCTCCTGGGTCTTCTCATAGCGTACCTTGCACTCGAACCATGTGCTTGTACGAGAGCGGAGGGAAGAACCATTACCTGTGCCAATGAAGGACTCCTTTTTAGCCTCTTCCTGAGGTTTTTTTTCTGTCTTGTTCATAATCTTAAGAATTTAAATTGTTATTAATAATTTTGTCTATCTCTTCCTGAGGTAGCTCTTTTCCGTCTTTGCCAAGATATTCCTTGCAGATGAAATACATGGTGCCAGGAGGGTCGGGATGGCGGTAGTGGAAATTCAACTCTATATTGGCAAGCTGCTCATCCGAGGAATTAAAGATAGAACGAGCCTGATGTGCTCTTGGCATACGTTCCATGACGTGGTACTGGATGATGTAGCCATCTTTCTTTATCTGCTCGTCTTTGAGAAGAATGAGCATCTTATCTATCTTGGCTTCTTTCTCCTTGATGGTCTTGAAGAGGGAGTTGACCAGCTCCTTGTCGGGCTGTGGCTTCTTCTTCTCTTGGAAATATTGGATGGTTGAGGCTCTAAGTTCTGCCACCAGAAGGAAAAATGTGCCGTTGTCGTTCTGAGGGACATCATTTCCGTTTGCCTTCATGATGATGCCATCGACACGCTTTTCAAGTTCGATGGACTGGCGCAGCATCTTCTTATCGCGGTGTGCCCAATATTCCTTTTCCGTGGTTCGCATAGCTGAAACCAACTTGCGAAAGGATAATACTGATTCTTCACTCATATCTTATATGATACCTAAAGTTTGTTTGACTTTTCTGATGTGCTCCTGTTCCTTGGGGAGGAGGTTACCTTTTTCGTCTATTCGGCAGAGGAGTCTGAGATTTGGCTTAATGGTTATCCACTTATGAAGACCATCGTGCTCACGCTTTATCTGTCGAAGTTGGGCTTCTTGCAGTCTTTCGTGCAAATGCTGCTCATGGCGAAGTTTACTGATTTCGTTCTGTATTCTGTCCATTGGCATTATCTTCTTCTGATGGGATAATATCGTATAATAGTCCCCAATTGTTAGTGCCTACACATTCAAGGGCTGTTTTTACGTCTTCAAGAGTAACAAAAATTTTGTCTTTGTTAATATAAGCATAGCCTTCAGAACATGCTTGCATATATTCCATGAATTTCTTCTTCTCTTCAGGGGAGAGGTGGGAAGGACGTTGTACAAGACGCTCATCTAACCACTTGAATCCTACCTCATTCTTACGCTGAATTCTCTCTACGCTTGCAGAGAATGCACGAATAGCTTCATCCATTTTCTTTGAAGACTTATCTTTATTCAAATTGAAATCTACAAGTTCTACCTTGATCATTGATAGAGTTTCTTCTGTATCTTTCAAACGAGATATTTTTGTATCGATGGCTTTAGAAGCAGAAGATAACACCTCTAGAGATCTTTCTAGATTGGCATCATTTTTCTTGATAGCTTCTCTGTATGAGATAAGTTCATCACGCTGATCTGCGATAATTCGCATCATACGCTTGTTTCTGTCATCGAAGCGAACCTTGAAGTTCTTGTCTCTTAACGTGGAAGAGACGATGCCTAGCGTGATGACAAAGACCACGCTGAGGCAAATAATTAATGTTATTGTTACATACATAATTGTATTTTTTTATTGTTCACACTTATTTCTTGTCTGGAAAATCCTCCAACAATTCAATACGAGTTCTTAAAATATCGTAGTAATGTCTCATTGCATGATATTGAGAAAACATCAATGCTGTCTGAGCAGGTCCGCATATTTCAATGACCTTGTCGTAATCTTTCTCATCCAAGAAAGCATCGAGTTTATTAAAACGTTCTTTCAACTCATTGAACTCAATAATGAGACGGTCCTTGAAGTCTTCTGCTACCTGGTATGACTTTTCGAACACATCCTTAGGGGACCATGAATCGTAGGTGCTGCCATCAGGGTTTGTGTACTGGACGTGATAGCCAGATCTCCACTCATGATTATCCTCGTTTTTACGAGCAAAACCTTTAGTCACTGCGGTTGCTTCATCCATAGGTGCAGCCATAACCTCTTTTGTACCGATGTACTTTTTCAATTTTGTTGTTTCCATATCTACTTATTTATTAATTTTGACATAATTTGTTTCATCTATTAACTTTTTGTTTAATGTGATACGATTATCAATACATTTGTTAAGTGCATACTTGATGAGTTGAATGGTATCTAAATCCAGATATTTGTAAAAACCTACCTTTTCAATACCATTTCTTCTAGTAGCTATATCAACATATAGCTTTGCCGTAGTATCGTCTTTCAATTGCTTTTCATTATCTGCAATTTTATCGACTATACCTTTAAGATCTTCTAGTTGTCCTATTTCATATACAGCATTATTTACCTTGCTTAGATCTTCATTGATTCTTGCTAATTCTTCCTTTGTCATACGCTACACCTCCATTTCTGAATTTTGTTTAAACCCAAAAAGAATATGCTGCAAGTCGGAAACATATTCCAATCTGATTCCTTGATCATTGCATATAAAGAGGAATTTACCTGTATAGAATGTCTTTTCTATGCACAAGCTATTTTTTTTATATGTAAATACTCGTAAATTTGCTTGATCAAGATTTGTTGTCAACTTCCAGCCATTATTTTCCAAAATATCTGAGGTAAGAGGAATCGGAACAATATCCTTCACCCATGCACCACAGTCACCAAATAGGAAACCTTCATCATGAACGGTTTTTCCTTTTATGTTGGAAAGAGTGACGGAACCTTTAAGCTCAGTGATAACATCTCCATATTCCACTTTTGCATATTTATCTGCATTACTTTCTGTGACTTGGTAAACAATTCCTTTTTTCGTTCCGATAGGAATGCCGTTGGTCATCACCAAATCACCTGGTATATAAATTGTCTTTTCCATTTTCTTAATTTCTTACTTTGTTATATTGACTATTCTTTTTGAGGGACCAGCGATGGAATCGGGGGCTAAGTGGGGGCAACTCCTATTGCTACCATTTCATGAATGCCATCCATATTGTTTGGTTCTTGATAGTGGTACGATGTCCGAATATCGGTTTGTAATCTTTAATTGCCTTTAGTACTTCACCTACCTTTATCTGTTGCTCGTTCCACTTAAAAATGAGTGTTCCGCCAGTTTTCAGTACTCTCATGCCCTCGTGGATAGAGTCATTGATGAACGCTTGCCAATTATCTTGGAGCTTGCCATATTTCTTGCATAGCCAGGAGTTCTGACCTACTTTTAGCAGATGAGGAGGGTCGAATACTACCATATTAAACGTTTCGTCTTCGAATGGCAGATCTGTGCAATCGGCTATCATATCGGGTTGCACGTCTAGCTTGCGTCCATCACATAATGTATCGTGATATTCTCTTATGTCTGTGAATAGTACATTTGGGTCATGTTTGTCGAAATAGAATATTCGAGAGCCACAGCACATGTCTAAAATTGTCTTTTCCATACGCTACTTATTCACTTTGACTAAATTATTGAGTTTGTTATAAGCCTCATAGTCTTCCTTGCTAATTTCAAGGTAATTGTCGAACTGGATAGTTGCAGGATCAGCTATCTCTGAATATCCTTCATTAATCACCTTGATAGCCTCCATTAGAGGGAACAATGCTGAGCCATCATCCTTCATGAAGGTAAAGTCAACCTTACACCATGTGTTGGCTATGTCTTTGCGCATGAATGATGCGGCTACATAAAAATATCTTTTCTTCATATTGCTTCTTGTTTTAATTGTTTGTTTATTGCTTCCTGAGCAAGGATTTGCTGCCAGTTGGCTTCATGATAATTTCTTGCCTCTTGCTTCTCTGTTAGTTGTGGGTCGTAGCCACCGAAGCATAAGGCGTCAAATACGTTTCCATTCCCCACAACATTCCCAGTGGAAGCGATGATGGCCGAAGCCGTTGCATGTTCCGCTGTACTTACTTTTTGCTGTAGGCCGGAAAAACTTGCAGCTCTTGCAAGAGCGATTGCAGTGAGTGTAAACTAGATAGATGAATGTGCTGGCCATAACAACCAGGCACAGCATGATGATGATGAATCCGATTTCCATATTACTTTTTGTTTTTAATGATTTTGTTTAATACCTGCTTGTTGTGCTCAGTATCATCATTGATGAGGTGATAAGAGCGAACTTTCTCGAAGGCGTTGACTTCGGCTGCTTGCATGTAAGCCTTGACCACTTCGATGAAATCTTCTAGGGAACGACAGAGGGCGTACTTGTAGCCAGCGCACTGCCAATAGCCCTGGAAGCGTTTCTGATTGGCAGACTGATTGTTTGTCTTACCATACTTAAGTTCGATGCCCAAGCCGAAGTAAACTTTTGGGTTCTCGTAGATGATGCCTGTCTTGCCATCCTTCATGGAAGGGAGAGCAAGGATGAGGTCGGGAACGCCTGGGACCACGCCCGATGCTGCATTGATGGCTAGCTTCTTGCCACTGGTAGCACCGTCTGCCTCGTTCTTGGGATGGAAGAGGAGTGTGGAGAAAGCTGGGTACTGTAGTCGAAACCATCGTACACAGGCTATCTGCAACTGACCTTCATGCTGCACCTTCTTCTGTTTGGTAGCAGATTTCTTGGTGTATTCAGGATAATTGCCGTTGAGGCGGTCGATTAATTCTTGTCTGTCCATAATCGTATGAATTAAATTGTTTGTTACTTGTATCTTAGTCGCTGAGGAGAGACTGGAGATAATTCTGAGTCTGATCATCCAAGTCGGCCAGTGACTGTTCTTCTTCTGCCACTGATGGATTCCAGACGATGCCCAGTTTAGCTAGAGTGCCATTCTTGTAGGCATCTTTCACCATCTTTGCCATCGAGCCATTCGGGTTCTTCTTGGCGGCTTCTATCCAGCTTAGATACTTCTGCCGTAGGGCTTCGGTCTGTTCTTTCTCCTCAGCCTTTTTGCGCTCTTCTTTCATTCTGAGGCGAGCTTCTATTTCCTCGTTGGTCTCCTGGCGTTGAGGCTGTGGAGGAGAAGGTGGTGGAGAACTTGAATGCTGAGGCTTCTTCCCGGCTGAGGCTACAACTGTAGGATTGTCGAAGGTTCCTTCCATCAGAGCCTCGTAGTTCTTCGGATTGAAGAGCCAGTTGAAGGAGATATAGCATCCACCATCCTTGCGCCCTGAGAGAAGATCGGAGTTGAGAGCCTTTCGAAGCATCGGTTCTATATCCTCGAAGGAATAGTCTGAGATAAACTTTGCCACCATCTTCTTGCGGTCGGGAGTCATCTTTGAGATTGGCTTGACCTGCGTTCCAAGAAAGAGGCGATTGAAGAGTCTTAGCACTTCCGAGAACTGAACTTCCGGATCCAACGACTTTTTTTCTTTTTCTTTTTTTTGTGTGTGGGTGTGGGCTTTCTCCTTTCTTTGTTTGTTTTCTTTTATAGGGGGTTCGGGGGAAATGTTTTCTTTTATTTGTTTCTTTCCTCTTACTTCTGTGCCCTTACCCTTGCCCTTGGCTGTGCCCTCAACTTCGGCAGAATCTTCGGAATCACCTTTATTTAAAGGGGTTTCGGGATTGTTAATCTGTGCCCCAGACTGTGCCTTTTTGTGTGCCCCTTGTTTAGGGTGTGCCCTGGAGCGTGCCCCATCTTTGCCCTTAATCGTGCCCTTATCTGTGCCCTTGTTGCCTTGTAGATATGCTGCACACCCTTGTGTATCAGCAACTTGCGAAGTTAAAATCTGTGCCCCTGATTGTGCCCCTATCTGTGCCCTAAAGAGTGCCCCATTCTGTGCCCCTATTGGGTTTTGATAGGGTAGTATGCAGTGGGAGAGGGGATGCGAACTGTTAACATACACTATTGTTGAGGCTTTAGGGGAGCTGCATTTTGTGATGATTCGCTCCTGTATGAGAACATCGATGGCACAGCGGATAGACTTGACCGAGGTATGGAGCCGATCAGCCAACAGACGTAAGGAGAGCGTAGCAGCGGAAGCCTCATTGTGGGTGGAAGACAGGAGCACGTAGATGAGCACCTGTACCACCACCGGACGATGAAAGTAACGCCACTGCAGCAGCTCTGGAGTAAGAATGTAGCCATCTGTTTTCATTTGCTGTTTCTTTTATTTGGAATATAGAATTTACGATTTCTATCATTTGTTGTTTTCTTCTTCTGCCTCGATGGCACGGAATATCTCGTAAGCCACTTGTGGAACCCAGGCATTGCCGTAAGCCTTTATGGATTCTTGTCTCCACTTGGGGAAAGAAATGGTAAGGCTGTCCACATCAAAGGGAATCCCATCATTTCCTCTACAAACAGGGGATTGAGTTGGGAAGTTCCGCCACCTACTTTGTGGGCTATCTGCTCCGCCAAGTTGGCATTCTCCTTGTTGTGGCTCTTCAAATCTATTGTCATTGTACTTCTGAGACCATCTGTTGCACTTGGAGTGAGGAGAAGACCGTTGACCGCCAAGGCTGTTAGTCCTTGCCCCATCTGGGAATTGGGATTGATGGTCTTGGTGAACTTCGTGGCTTCTATGCTGCAAGGAGTGGGAAGCAAGCCTTTTCGAGCGGCGAGTGCCAAGGTTGGGCGTTCTGCTGCATTCGGTGAAAGGCTCTTGTTTATTCTTCCTCCTCCTTTGTCGAGTGCCGTGGGCGTAGGAAGAAGCTGTGCCACTGCCATGTCTTCTAGACCTAGGCTGTGGTCTGTCTTGCCCTTCTTTGGATTTCTTCGCCCTCGCTCGTTGATTTCCATGTCTTTGTGGGCTATGTCCATCGCATTGGGTGTGGGGAGAAGGTCTAGCGGAACAAATTCCGTCTTGCCCTTCTTGTTGCACTGTTTCAGCCCTTGGGTCTGAACGGTGGGCAACAATCCAAACTCGGTCTCTTCTGTGTGGTGCTCCGATGGCACAAGCTGGAATAACAATCGGTTGGACGGAATATCCTTCGGCTTCGAGGTCTGCACAGATTTTGTCGAGGGTGAATCGGCTTTCCTCTCGGTATAGGTAATTCTCTTCGAAAAGATGGTCTGTGCGTCCCATCTGAGTGACTTGGCAGGACTCCACCATCGTCTTGATGCCAGCAACGTTTTCACCAACGACCCAAGTGGGGTGTATCTGCCGTATTGCTCGAAGCATCTGTGGCCAGAGATAGCGGTTATCGTCCGCTCCCTTTCTTCGACCAGCGAGGGAGAAGGGTTGGCATGGGAATCCTCCGGTGAGAACATCGACTTTTCCCTGCCACTGATGGAAGTCTGTTTTGGTAATGTCTTCATAACTTTCTGAATTTGGGAACCAGTATTGGAGCACCTTGCGAGGGAACTCTTGTATCTCGCAATGGAAGAGGTTCTGCCATCCCATCATGGATGCCGCGACCTCAGCACCACCGATTCCGCTGAATAAACTAGCGTGATTCATATTGCTTACTTTTGTTTCTGTTGTGTTCCAGGAGCCACTGTAGGTGAGCAGCCTTAGAAGGATCACGGAAGAGTGATTTTACTTTATCTATATCTGGATTCAGCATTATCTTCTTTTCTTTCTTTGCTGCTGCTCTTTTCTTCTGATAGTATCTGCGCTGGTACTCCTTCACCTTTTCGGGGTGATTCTGTCTCCAGCTCTTAGATTTTTCCAGCAATTTTTCTTTGTTGCGCTGATAGTATATCTGATAATATCCAGTGCCGTTGGCTCGTTTCTTGGCTGCATTTTCCCGATATAGCTTCTGCTTTTCGGGATGATCCTTGATGTATTTGCGAGAATAGGCGAGCATTTTATCACGATGCTTAAGATAGTATTCTCGCTGCCGTGCTATGCTGTCTGACTTTGCTTTTTCTTTACTCATTGCTTATCCTCCTCTGCTTTAACATTAATCATATTATAACTTCAATAAGTCTTCGACATCAATATAATCAATACCAAAATTCTCGGCACATTTCTTGTCTGAATCCGAGAAATCTCCAGGCTTGCCACTGGCGTCACCAATCATTATTGCATTTTCCTTAGACAATCCTTTAGACCAAAAATGCTCTAACATACCAGTGTTTGGCTTACGCATTGGATTGTCTTTATCTACAGAATCACAATAAATACTATCGACTTTAACTTTAAGAGCAGTTAAGTAGAATCGTACAAATACTGTTACACCTTCAAGTTTTGCCTCAAAATCTTCCTTAGAAACATATTTGGGTATTCCACCTTGATTTGTAACGATGTAAACATACTCCAACTTCGGAAACATTTTCTCTATTTTGTCAAGAACCTCGTTTCTAAAGGTGTAGTCATTAATATTTATAGGAAACGTATTCCCTGATGCCGTTTTGATTAAAGTACCATCCAAATCTATAAATAGTACATTTTTTTTATTATAATCCATATTTTCTTCTTTTATATCCTTTGCAGGATGGTTAGCTAATCTATTTTTCATTCACATGGAAGTTTCTCCAGATGCTGCACGTATCTTTTGTGCTTAAGGCAATACTTGCCATTGATGCAGTTACGCCCATCATGGCAGAGGAGGCACTTGCGAACTGCATAGGTGCTCTTACTTCTGGAATCGCTCATAATAGTAAGTTACTATCTGATGCTCGGTAGGCTGAAAGCCATTACGAGTGGTAAGAGTATCTACTATCTCATCATAGGTACTCTGAGGCATCTGTAAAATGAGATTCTCATCATGATAGCCCTGAGAGAGTTTACTGAGGCAGAGCCACCCAAGGACTAGCCAGATGGCAATGCAGAAGATGGTCTTAATTGTTTTCATAACTTTATCTTATTTGGGACACAGATAGTCTTGAACTTGGCAGGCACAGGCTTCCAACTCTGATACTTTGTATTCGTGGCGAGTAATTTTGCCATTTCTGCCTCTTGCGAAGTCTTTCACCTTTCCTTCACGTTTCCATCGCTCTACGTTTTTTCTTCCGTAGATGTCGTATGCCTTGGCTTGTGTGAGGAACGGACGTTTACCCACAGCCTTGCAGACTTCTTCTTTCACAACGTTGCGTATGGCTGACAGGAATGTATCAAAGGATAGCATCTTATCTGCAAACTGGATTTGTACTACTTCGTTCATGACTATTGTTTTTATTTGGTTCTTGTAACTGTGATGATTTCTTTCTCCCGGTTGATTTTGGTTCTGAACTTACGACAGTAAATTACACCTAATTCCGAGCAGGTTGTCTTGATCGTTCTCATTCTGCGGATGGGAAAACTAATTGATTTACCCAACTCCAGTTCTCTGATCTGAGGTCTGAGTGGTACTTTTTCTTCTGACATATTGCTTGAATTTAATTATTATTTAATTAGTATGAAATCGTAAACGAAAACGAGAGGATTGCTGTCCCAGTGGAGGTGGAGCTTGCAGCTGAGCATCTTGTATGCTTCGATAGGAGTTCTGTACCACCTTTTCGGCTTAAATCTATCATTTGTGGCATCGTATGAATAGGCATCGTCAATGCCTTCAATGTGGCTACAGTAGATTCCTTCCTTCATGCAGTCATCGGTGCTGATGTCCTGTAGCCTTTCACACCGAATGTTTGTAATCTTGATTTGATGAGGCATCAAACTTGACTTCACAAACATCTTGTTTGACCATCCTATGGGAACTGCCCTTATGAATATATCATTGGCAAACGGAATATCGTTGTATCTTTGGGCAATTGCTACGATTTCACCCATTTTATAAGTGGACTTTGCTACAATCTCATTTCCATCATTGATGGCGAGCTTTCCTTTATCTTTACCTTCCATGATAAAACCGCAGCTACGGATATGCTTGAAAGGCTTTTCATAAGCGATTCTTCTGGTTTGAGTCTTGCGACCATCTAGAACAGCTTCGGTGAGACCGTACAGGTCATTGAACATTATCTTTTTCATACGCTTTGTTTCGTTTGTTGTTTCAAAACATTATTCTGAATGGTTTGCCTTTCAAAGACGGCCTCTTATCGAGAACAAACTTTATTAACGCCTCGTATTTAATTGCGAACAATGGACAATACATGTATTTCAGTGTGCATACAAATCTGTCATTGAGCATAATATCGAGGAATAGAGCTTTATTCTTTTTCATTTTGTGCCTCCTTCCTCTATGGTAGGAACTAAGTCCTTGATGTAAGCCCAGTAAGCGAAGCGGAATTTTTTGCGGATGATTCCGTTCCATTTCTTCTTATCGCTTATGTTGAGAGCATCATAAAACGTATGTATGCATGATTGTTCCAAGTTGATGAGTACTGGATGAGTGAAGTTTTTGGAAACACCGATGATAAAGGTGTGCAGATCTTCTGGAACTTCCTTTGCTTCGTGCCAAGATTGGCTGAGGCTGATGTATTCCACATCTTTATCCAAATTCTTTGGATATTCATGCCCTTCCCAATATTCTTCATAGGAATGTCCATTTGCATATACTAGGCCTCCTAACCGATTTAAATGATATGGAAAAACCCATAACCTTTTAGGCGCATCAGGAACTTTTTTATCTTCATTCTTCATTTTTCTTCAAATTTATTTGGTACTTACTTATTTATTTACTAACTTTGCACCGCAAATTATTCATGGAGGTCTCCTCCTTCTCGGCAGACAAGTCTGTTATGGAATGCTCTGCGAAGAGAAAAGAAACTAGCCCTTGGTCCTGTGCCGAGGGCTTTTTCGTTGCAGGTCCGACTTCTTGCAGCGACCTCCACACCATGTTGATGTGGTCGTAAAGGTCGAGAAAGGAGGAGACTCCATAATGAATAATTTGCAAACAGAAAATGGCAAGAAAGAAGTTTTTTGCCGATACATTCGTAAGGGTGGTAAGATTATCTATCCTAAGACAGGTAACATTTTCCATTTCTTTGTCTAAGCGTTAAACTTAGCTTGCCTATTTCAAGGGAGAAGGGTCACAGGCTTCTCCCTTTTTCTCTTCTATCCATCCTCTGCTTTTGCCGATTCCGGAACTTTTTTATCTTCATTCTTCATTTTTCTTCAAATTTATTTGGTACTTATGTATTTATTTACTAACTTTATGCTGCAAAAGTAATAAAAATAAATTGAACCGCAATAAAAATGTATTGTGTTTTAAGAAATATACAATGTATTTATATTGCCTTAACACTATTTGAATATGAAAGTGCAATATTTTAAGATTAATATCGGACTTGCGATAGAGCAGCGTATTAATGAATTGGGTATTTCGAAGTCTGAATTTGGTCGAAGGATAGGCTTAGCTAGTCAAAACGTTAAGAAATTCCTCGAAAGAGAGTCTATTGACTCAAGTAAACTTGTAGAGGTCTGTCAAGCTCTAGACTACGATTTCTTTTCTTTGTATGTCGGCAAAACATGTGAGGGCAATACTTCTTTATTGAATGTGAATAGATTAAAGACAATTATTTTGGATAAAGGTTTATCTAATATAAGTTTTGCTTCTTCTATAGGTTTGTCCAGAAATGAACTTGATGCAGTTTTGACCGGAAGTGATTTGTCTTTAGGACTAGTTGAAAAAATGGCTGAGGCGTTGGGTGTCAAACCTGCTGAATTGATAAATGGAGCATCTGTTACAGCTGAGGCTGCAGGAAAGGGTGATCAAGCTATGTATGAAGAGTTGATTGCTCTAAGAGCAGAAAATAAGGTACTCAGAGAGATCCAGGGTCTTTCTGCAAAAAGTCAGGTACATGTAGGATAATTAAAATGTAGAGATTATGAAAAAGTATATTATATTTTTTATGTCAATGTTTGTACTAAGTGTAAATGCGCAGACTTCTGTTGCAGGTGTAGATTTTGGCTTAGATTACGAAACCGCAAAACTTATATTAGAAAATAGGTTTGGTAAATGTGATTATGAGTCAGATGTAAACACTCTTGTTTTTTCAAATAAAGAATATGCAGGACTGTTTTTTGAAGGGTTTATATTTGGTTTTCAACGTACTGCAAATAAAAGTTATATGAATCGTTGCATTATGGTAAATTACTATAAGACGGCTCACGATGCAATAACTAGAAGAGATGTCTTGAAAGAAGTGATTTCAAAAAAATACGATTTGACTTCTTATAAAGATGAGGATGGGTTTATATATTATAGAGGTGGAGTTAATCCTTTGGATGAAAATAAATATGGTTTTTTGATAGATGTCTTTAAGCTTAACAATCCCAATGAAAATAAGTATGGTGTACGCATTTATTATGGTCCATATAATTATTTAAACGAGGGTTTTTGAAATGAGTTTAAGATAAAAGTTGTAAATTTGCATGTGGAATAAAGAATTAGGTAAGTATATGATTGATGTTTCTAAGTATTTCTTGACAGCAATATTTGCAATGTCATTAATAAAAGACTTAGAAGATAAACGTTGGTTAATATACATATTGAGCGGAAGTGTTGCTCTATTGCTCTTGGTTTGCGGTCTTATATTGACTCGCGATAAAGATAAGGAGGAAGAAGAGAAAAAGAAAAGAAACGATAATATAAACAGAAATAATAAACAAAAAACAAATAGGAGGTAAGATTATGGGAACATTGATTATTTTAGCTATGGTAGGAATCCCATGTGTGGCATTTCTGATTTTTTGTGCCACATCTAATGGAAAGAATTGGCTACGCCAAAATAATATGTTGTAAGGGTTAGCACATTTCGTTTATTGCATATTTATTTATGGGAACTTTTGTAGTCCTTTTACTTATATCCTTTTTATATGCAGTTGTTGCTGCATACAAATGGAGAGGCGTAGTAAGGGATAGCCAGATAGTAGGAGCATTTCTCGTCCAGATATGCTTCTGCTATTTTATGGCTTTTCGTGCAACAGCAAAGGATTTAGTCGGGATTCTTTTAACTTGGCACTTGGGATGTTTCCTCTCAATAATGCTAGGAGGCAGTATTGGGGCTATTGTAGGCGAGCATGTAGAGACAGACGGAGCAAGAACAGTAGCTTATTGGCTTCACCTAGCTTTTGCTAATTGTATTCTGGCCTTAATAGGTATATTGTTTTTGTTTCTTAGCTTGTGATTTCTTCCTCTGAGTCAGATGAGGCTAATGCAATAGATCAAGGCAAAATCTTGTGTGGCTGGTGTGGAAAATAGAAAAATAATTTAGTAAATAATAAATCGCAACGTGTTGCAAGATAGTTGCGCACTACATTATAGAGTATTAGTAAATAAAGGGTAATATGATTAAAACGGTGATTTTTGACATGGGCGGCGTGATCATCACACTCAACCATGATGAAGCAGTGAGGCGTTTCAGTGCATTGGGGCTGCAGAAGGCTGATGAAGTTTTGAACCCTT